ACTGTCAATGATCCTGGTATCATTACATGGCAACCTATAGACCCAGGCGCATCACAAACATGGGTTAATATAGACCCTTATTAGGAGAATTATGGCATCAAGTTTTTCAACAAATTCAAAATTAGAGCTTATAGCTACAGGTGAGAAAGCTGGTCTTTGGGGCACGATCACTAATACAAATCTACAAATTTTAGAGCAATTATCTTCAGGTTATTTATCATCAGCTCAACTAGCCTCTGGAGATTTAACTTTAGCACTTGATAATGGTGCAACATCAAACGGTAAAAATTTATATATTAAATTAACAGGAACATTAGGAGCAAATAGAAATGTAACTATACCTGATGGCTCTGAAAGAATTATTATATTTGAAGATGCAACAACTAGAGGTACATCTACACTATATACAATAACAGTTAAAACTGTATCAGGGACCGGGGTTGTATTACCTATTGGATCTAAGTCATTGGTATATTCAGATGGTACAAATGTTAGTCTTGGTATTCGTAACAAAGGTTATGTAACTTTAAACTCTTCTACAATTACTGCATATACTGCAGTAGATGGTGATCAAATATTTGCAAACACAACAGCTAACCCAATTACGGTAACTTTACCTGCATCACCAGCAGTGGGATCAGAGGTTACGTTTATTGATGCAAGAGGAACTTTTAACTCTAACAACTTGATTGTTAACAGAAACAGTCAACCAATAAATACAGGTACATCAAACCTAACACTAACCACTAACGGTCAAGCTTTTACATTAGTGTATGTGGATGCAACAAGAGGCTGGGCTTACAAAACTAACACGGCATAGGGAGCAGGGACCATGGCCCTTATTGAATATAATTTTTTACCTGGCATAGACAAACAAAATACGTCTGCAGGAGCCGAAAATCGTTGGATAGATTCTGATAACGTAAGGTTTAGATATAATCTTCCTGAAAAAGTTGGAGGCTGGTCTTCTTTAGTATCAGATAGTATTGTTGGTGTTGCTAGAAAACAACACGCATTTGTTGATTTAAATGGAAATAGATACGTTGCTCTTGGAACAGATAAATTTTTATTATTATATTTTGAAGGACAATTGTTTGACATAACACCTTTAAAAGCTACATTAAGTTCTTCTACAATTGCAACTACAAATGCTTCAGCTATTTGTACAATAACAACTTCTACATCACACAATCTAGAACCTGGAGATATAGTTTTACTAGATAGCGTAACATTACCAGGCGGCACAGGTTTTAGTGCATCAGATTTTGAAGATAAATTATTTCAAGTAACGTCAGTTCCAACACCTACAACTTTTACAATTACACAAAGTTCTAACGCTGGTGCAACTGTATCAACAGGCGGAAGTATTGCAGTCAAGCCTTATGAGAAAGTGGGTCCAGCAGCACAATCTTATGGTTATGGTTTTGGTATATCACAATGGAATGGATCCGTTCCTGGAGCTGCAACATCTAATTTAGATGGAGCGTTGTTAAATGACACTGCTGGTACAGGTGGATCGGGAACTTCAATCACACTAGATGCAACGACAAACTTTAGTTCATCAGGAAGAATATTAGTTGAAAACGAATTAATTTCATACACAGGTGTATCGTCACCAAACCTAACAACAATTACAAGGGAAGTTGATGGAACAAGTAAGGCAGCTCATGCTGATGGCACAGCAGTCGTAGATGCAACAAATTTTTCTGATTGGGGAGAAGCAGTTCTTGCATCAGAGGTAACTCTGGAACCAGGTCTTTGGAGTTTAGATAACTTTGGTCAAGTATTAATTGCAACAATTGCAAACGGTAAAACATTTACGTGGAACGCGGGAGCAGCAACACCGTTAACTACAAGAGCATCTACATCTACATCTAGTTTTTCTACAGCAAATAATCCAACAGCTTCTAGGCTAACATTAGTATCACCAACAACTAGACACTTATGTCACTTTGGAACTGAAACAACGATTGGAACTACAACAACACAAGACGATATGTTTATAAGATTTTCAAATCAAGAAGATATAAACAGTTATACAATCACAGCAACTAACAGTGCTGGTGATTTTAGATTGCAAGATGGTACAAAAATTATAAGTGCAATAAAAGCAAAAGAAACAATTCTAGTATTTACAGACAATGCATTGTACACAATGAAATTTGTAGGTGCACCTTTTACATTTAGTTTTGAACAAGTTGGTACAAACTGTGGATTGATAGGTAAGAATGCAGTTGTTGAAGTTGACGGTGCTGCATTCTGGTTGTCACCAAATGGTTTCTTTATGTTTGATGGTACAGTTAAATCACTACCGTGCACAGTAGAGGATTTTGTATATAATAATTTTGACACCACAAAAGGTCAACAAGTTGCAGCAGGTATCAATAATTTATTTACAGAAGTTATTTGGTATTATCCTTCACAAGGATCTAGTTTTAACGATAAATATGTTGTATTTAATTACGGTGAATCCGGCAGTTCTAGAATGCCAGGAGGCATATGGTACACAGGAACAGAGTCAAGAACATCTTGGATTGATGCAATTGTATATCCTAAACCTTATGGAACAAAATATGACAGCACAGCAAACGGTACTTTTCCAGCAGTTGTAGGTCAAAATGGTTTAGGTCAAACTAAATTTTTTGAACATGAAGTTGGCACAGATCAAGTTAATGAAGATGGTTCAACAACAATAGTTACATCTTTTGTAAAATCATATGATATTGATATAGAACAAAGACAAAGCATGAGACCAGGACAAGCAGCTGGACCAAAAGTATCTGGTGAATTTTTATTAGCAATGAGAAGATTCGTACCAGACTTTAAAGCTTTAACGGGAAATGCTAAAGTTAGTCTAGGTGTTAAAAGATATCCACAAGAATCTGACACTACAACTGCTTTAAGTCCTTTTACAATAACTTCTACAACTATTAAAAAAGACACTAGGGCTAGAGGTAGATTTGTAAATGTTAAAATAGAAAATGATAGCTCTGGTGAAGAGTGGAGATTTGGTACATTAAGATTAGATATACAGGGAGATGGACGTAGATAATGACAAAAATAAATATAAGAATACCAGAACCTAAACAAGAATACGATGTTTCTAACCAGAAACAAATAAATAGAGCTTTAACTATTATGAAAGATCAGTTAAACTCTACTTTTTTAGACGAGGTAAAACAGGAGCAAGAGAGATTTTCTTGGTTTATAAGTGGCTAATATATACAAAAACGAATTAATAGATCTAACTACCACAGATAACACTGTAATATACACAACACCTGCTGATTCTAGGGCCATAATTAAAAGTATATTAGTATCAGAAGATGCCGGATCAGGATCTACAATAACTTTCACTATAACAAATGCTGCCTCTGCAGTATTTAACTTGTTTAAAGACAAAGCGATAGCCTCAAAAGCAACAACAGAGCTGTTAACACACCCTTTAATTTTAGAAGAAAATGAGGTATTAAAGGCACAAGCAGCTGATGCAAATGAATTACATGTTATTGCATCAATATTGGAAATAAATAGGGATTAATATGTCATTTATAGAAACAGAAGCATCTTACAGAATAGAAATGATAAACGGAAAACCTGTTAAAATTATTACACCACAAACAGAAGTTACATTAACTAATATGAAAACAGGACAAGAATATAATTCAGATGCAGAAGCTATGCAAGATGTGCAGAATCCTGAAACAGAAACTGTAGCTGACGATATTAAAAGAGATGTAAAAGTTACTGTAGAAGCTTTACCACTTGGAGGTAGTACTAAGTTATGATGAGTCCGTACGATCAACAGGTATATGATGCAGGTTTTAAATACATACCTAGAAGTGAGTTTTTATTAAATCCATTTCAAATACCACAAGGTGGTGGTGCAACAGCTCCTACTCAACCAGGTCTGCCTTCTATAAACATAGGTGGTGGAGGTGGAGGATTTAATCCTTACAATACAGACATGAGCACAATTAGACAAGACTACAATAAATTTCCAAGTAGACAAGCTGGTGAGATATATTCTAGAACATTTAATCCACAATCATTTGATCCTTCTGGTGTCGTGGCTGAGGCACAAAGAAAATATAATGAATTTCAAAATGCTCCTTATCGTATGCCAATTGATACGCCGGTTGGACAACGACAAGCAAAATACGAAAAAGATTTAAACGAGATAATAATGAGTAATAGAGAAAGATATGGAGCTCAGGGACAATATGATAGCCCATACGACCCTATATATTCTTCAGAAACAGAAGCACAAAAATTTATGGACAATTATCCTGAATATTATGGTGTGCCATCAGGTGTTCCAGAAACAGGAATTAAAGGTCTTATAGACAAAGGTATTAATTTTATACCAGGTATCGGAATGATCAAACGAGGAGCAGAATTTTTAAAAGGTATGATGCCTATTAATGAAAGAGCTATCATGGAAAACGAAGCAAGGGGTGCTGGTATATTTACAGACGACATAGGTAGAATTGTTACTGATGATTATAATACTGCTGGTGGTATCATGGCAGGTTACAATCTTAACAAAATAGATGCGGATACATTTAATAAACGAAGAGAAACTATAAATAAAACAATTGCAGATAAAAAAGCAAAAGGTTTAGATACCACTGCATTAGAAGAAAGATTAGGTTTATTAGATGAAGCAGAAGAAGACATACTAGGTTTACAAAAAAGAACAAAAGACATTGTTACTTTTAGAGAACAGAAAAAACAACGAGAAGAAGCACAAAGAATACAAGACGAATTAGCAGCAGCAGCTGAAGCAAAATCTAGAGCTGAAGCTTTAGCCGCAATTAGAAGACAAGGACGAGCAGATTATAACCCTAACATACATGGGCCGACTGATTATGGACGAGATAGTGGAGGAAACCAGTCTTTTGATTTTGGAGGAGGATTTGGTATTGGTTCAGATGGAGGTCCTGTAAGTAATA